AGCACTCAGGCTTGCACTGGTTGTTCTTGAACATGAAGAGATTGTCGGGACCGATCTCAACATCGGGACCCAGCAGAGGCTCATTGGGCGCCGGTCCACGCCAGTTCGACAGACCATTTGCCGGCTTCTTCACAACATTGTCATAGGTGCCAATCGCCTGGTAGTTATCGCCCGTCGGCGCTGCATTGTCGAGCATGTAGTCAACAAATCCCTCCGCGCGAATAGGATAGTTCGTGAATCCGTTCACCATCAGGAGATTCGCTAATAGAAGGAGCGCCAGCATCACAAGAACGAATGTAATTCTGGGAGACATTTGCTTTAGTTATAGATTAGATTTTCTCCGCTAATGTTTCCAGAACCCAATCGTACGTCTTATGAATCTCTGAACTTCCAACATCGGTAAAATCACGCACTTCGATAAATTGTCCGCCCTCAATCACCATGAACGTACCAGACTCCGTAAAAAGTTGGAACCAATCCGCGGTCGCAGGTTTCTGTCCGCATAAACTATGTTGCTGTAGCCACGTTTCACCGACCTTTGTCCAAGTACCGGATGACATATAGGCGGTTTCGCTCAGTTTCACCGCATTCACAACATCGTCTGCCGCAAGTCGTACAACGCCACGCACAGTTGTTTGTTTACCCTCGGCGTCAATCAATTTACATCCGGGAACTATTCCACGAATTTCTGTAGGACCCAATACTGTCATTACGTGGGTTTGTCCTGTAAACCCGGCTTCCGATGTGAGACAATAATGGCTCGGCTCTACATAAATTTGCTGTGGGTTTAGCAGTGTAAAGACCTTCTTGTTCCAAGTATGTAAATCGTCGATATTATTTTCCAATTCTTCCCAATCGGCAAACTGAAGTGTGCCAATCGCGGAATTTACCGGAATACGTCGTGTAGATGTGATAAAACAATATACTTTGCGCTGTTGCTGCGGCAACTTTGACGCGTCAGGATGATTTTCCACAAGAGTCGGCTTGGTTGATGTATATACAATATGCGATCCGCTCACGTGGACTCCATACAGATTATACATATCATCTGTATCTTGATCGAAGGAAAGGAGTCCCTGTACGGTTCCACCGTCGGCAAGTGTATCACCTAGTTGAATACTTTCTATAGATTTCATACCATTTGGAGTTTCCACCTGTGTGCCTTCTTCAAAACAGAATACACCTGCGATTCCTGTCATCTGGTCGCTAAATTCCGGCGGAATCGCATTCACGGCAATAATGATAATTGCCAATACTGGAATGAAAATGAACGGTAGCCAAATGAAAATCGCGGCAATAATAATCAAAATCGTAATTACAATATTAATGACTAAATCAAATACGCTCAGGGCGGTTTGAAATGCTGTGAGTCCTGACATAATACCCGCCACCGCGACCGCAAAGGTTTTACCAATCGCCGCGTGTAATTTCATAAATGTAGCACGTAACGCGGTTAATGTACCCTGAAAACGATTCATGAAGACCTCCGTCATACTATTAAATTGACTCCACATTGACTTGAGAAGCCCTCGTACGTTAAACAGTCCATTCACTGTCTGATCGATTGCGTCCGTTAGCATCTTAAAAATTTGCATAACCGGTTCCATTATCTTTTTCATTGTCATATCGGCAAGAGTTGATAGTAAATTATTGAAATTGTCAATAGCAAATTGGAACCGGGACCGCGGATCGCCATCGGGCTTATAGAAAGGTGCTAAGAAAAAGACAAATAATAAATTTGTATTATACTCGTCCCAGTGGTCCAGTACCTCCTGCTTATTCACCTTTGCAAAGAAATACAATATGCCAACAAGAAGTGCGCCGGTCAAACCTAGAAACGCCAACATCCTCTTGAATTGGGTGAATGAATTCTACAATTTGTAGAACCGTATTAGAAGTACATGGTCGCTACCCGCAAACACCGCGGTTATATTCGTCGTGTAGCATATACTCGTAAGCTAAAGAACGGAAAGCGTATTCATGTACCTGCTGCGTGGATTAAAAACGTCGGTCGAGCAGGTAAGGGATATCGCGGTCCTAACGGAAGCCCCGGTATAGGTCCCTTACGCGAGGGAGAACTCTCACAGTTTGGCTACGCGAATGTTGTCAAAAAGTCCCCCCGTACACGCCGTGCTGCCCTAAAAAAGGCGGTTGCCAAGTACGGCTCATTATCAGTCCGCCGTAAACTTCAGGCGGTTGCTACCTACACCAAGCGTACATCTCCTGGTGCCAGCAAGGTATTTAAGACAGATATTGCGTGGATTAAGCGTACTTTATAAGAATGTATTTAAATCTAAATAAGTCGTAGAATGGGTGGAGTTTTCTCCATACGTAGTTGGGATATAGATATGGACGAACTGACAAATACAAATACGCCTGCTGTCCCGACGTCTTCTACTTCTATAGGTGGTCGTCGTAACCATAAACGAAAAACGCGTAAGCGGAGACAAGTAAAATCATAACGTTCAACAGAGGGATTTCCAGATGGAATCATCGGAATTTGAACGATTCTCAGCGTGGAAAGAGGGTTATACAAGAATTATAATCGTCTTTGTGCTCGTAACCTTAGTACAATTCGGCTTATTGTTTGTAGCATTACAATTTACGAATCTTGCCGATATCAAACGGAACTTTCCAAAATATCGTTGTAACCCCGTTTATATGCCGTTTGTTGGAAATTTTGGATATAATCCAATGGATAATTTTAATTTTTGCGTCCAAAATATTTTTAACGGAAAAGCAGCTGAAGTCTTTGCGCCGATTTACAGCATTTTAGCAACCTTCCAAAAGGTTCTTGCAACCGTCGTCAACTCTGCTATGAGTATTCGTGGTATGTTTGCGAACTTTTTAAGAGGTGTAGAACACTTTATAGGAAGTGTACGCAATAAGATTCAATTCCTAATGAATAGTGTTCGTATGAGTTTTATTCGTATTCTGAATCTTATGGGTAAGGTCTACGGCTCTATGTTTGCCGTACTCTTTATGGGTCAGTCCGCAATGACCGCTGCCTTTAATTTAGCTGACAACGACCTTGTAAAATTCTTATTTGAATTTTGTTTTGCGCCCGATACGCCGGTCAAAATGGCAGATGGAACCTATAAGCCTATTTCAGAGATCGTGATTGGCGATGTGTTGGCTGGGGTTCCTAACAATAGCACTCCAGTTGTGACGTCAGTATTCCGTTTTAGTGGAGCTGGGACGCCTATGGTACGTATTAACGATGTGGTAATGAGCGCAGAACATTATGTACTGGCGGGTGCGGACGGGATGGTGCCCGCGGGGGTACACCCCCACGCTGTATGGGCGGGCTCACTATCCGAGTTAGTATGCCTGAACGTGAGCGGGCACAAATTCCGTGTGGGGTTAGACGACCTGCTTGTTGCGGATTACGACGAGCACGACTCGGCTGCCGTGGTGGGCGAGACACAGCGCATGGCTGAGGCGGCGCTCAATAGCGGGATTACGGGAGCGTTGGTACCTGATTACAGCCTTGGTGTTGGCGGGGACGTTGAAGTCCATATGATCGATGGAACCTGGAAACGTCTAGATACCATTTCTATCGGTGATATTGTCAAACATACAGAAAAGGTGCTCGGTGTAGTAAAAGAACAATGCAATACAACAATTGTATCATCGTCTGGTATACTCTTCTCGGACGCCCAACTTGTATACGATTCCTCTACGCATACGTGGAAGCGTACTGCGAATCTCTGGAATGAAGGACGGGTGAGCGGCTCCAAGATACTCTATAGTATTATTACTGAGAAGGCGGGTGCGATCTGTATTCGCAAAGGTAAGGTTGTAGAATTTATACGTGATTACCGTGAAGTGCCTTTACCAGAAATGGAGTCTGCCTATGAGAAAGAATTTCTAATCGCACATTAAATATGCAGACGACTGGCTACGTCTTTTATCCAGACCCCGTACTACCCCTTTCGACGGTCAATTATTGCGCCCAAAGTTGCGATGTACTACAATTTCGTAAGCAACTGAACGACCGCTCATCCGCAGATTCGACCACATTTAGAGAAGGCAAAACCATCTTTTCCGCCTATTCAAATAATTACAATGTCTATACAGTGAGTTCAAGCGTGGTTACCTATACACCCCCTCCGGGTCAAGGCACACCGTTTCCTACATTTCGGTCACACGCCGACTATATTAAATACAAGCGTATGACAACTGTACTTACACAAAATTACCGCAGTGATACACAGACGTGAAAAAATTGAGATATGTGATTTTATTATTTGAAAGCGCATACAATGCCCGTTCAAGTAAATGCCTCCTACTATGCCGACAACCTGGTTGTACGAATCCTACCTACGCGTGGTCCAGGGGCGCGGAATCCTTACCATATTGCCCTACTACTAGATACCAGTGGAAGTATGGATGGAGAACCTCTAGCCGCCGTTATTCGTACCCTACATCTGCTGATTGACCGTATGGAGGAGATAGATATGCTTACGATTATTCAGTATGCTAGTACAGCATCCGTGGTTGTTAATGGTGCCAATATGAACCTCCGTGCCAAGACAGATATTCATCGTATTGTAGATCGCTTGACAGCGGACGGTGGTACAAATATGGAGGCGGCTATTGAAGAGCTCGGTGAAGTCGGTGAGTATGCACCGATTGACGCTGTCTTCCTAATGACCGACGGACATGTCAATATGGGAATTACGAACTCTACAGGATTGCTACGGCTGCTCTCGGCTCGTGTAGCTGCTGGCACGCCGATTAATACCCTTGGATTCGGCACATCGCATAACGCCGCAATGCTCCGTGATATGGCAGTAAAGAGCTGTGGCTCCTATACTTACGCCGATGCAACCGAACTTATTCCTGCCATTATTGGCGATATTGTTGGTGGTCTTATCGATCAGGTCGGTTCCAATGCCCGCCTGACGTCCTCTACGGGAGGTCACTGTCTTGAACTTGGTGTAGATGCCTCGCGTCCTGAAGTATATAATGTTGGCTCGCTCATTGCGAATAAGCCACAGTGGGTTGTCTTTCGGGGTCACTGCGCACCAGTCCAGCTTATGTGGACGGAGGACGGAACTCGGCAAAGTTGTGTTGTTACACCGTCTCTAACCGGACTCGATATGATGGAGATGGAAGAGCAGGTCCAGCGGGTCCAACTTGTCCACACTATGACAAATGTATCTGAGATGCTTGCACGACGCGACTACACTGGTGCTATAAATCAACTTACCGCTGCAGAGCATCGTCTAGCTCTTTCACCGGCTGCTGGGCGCTCTTTCATTCTTCGTCTACAAGCCCAGGTCGACGAAATGCTTGATGATGTTCGTCGGCAACAGGAACCGATGGTGGACGAAGACGTTGAAATGCTAACCCGAATGGTAAGCAATGTAACGGCGCTCGGCACCCAGCACGGGTTCTTCCTCAGTCGTAATACAACAGCGCGGGATGCTGATGTATTATCCTCTCCCTTTAGCACGTCTCGTCAGCGGGAGGCTACCGTAAATATCACCCAGAATTTCCATGACCCTAACTAGATGGACGCCTCCGATACAATTCGTAAAAGGAAGGCGCAAGCAATTTATAATAATCAATATCAGACATTTGTAAAGAATAACGCCGGCGGCGATTGTGGAAAGTTAAGCACATCGTGCTGTTATACAACAAGCAGTTGTATCAAAAACTTCCCGTCATTTGAGAACAAGTACGATTATTACCATGGTATGAATGTCTGTGTCAGCACCTGTGCCGTTTCAGGTCCCATTCCTGAAAATGGCGGTAGCAAGTAACACTTTTTTCCTTATGTTTGGTTAAATGTCTCAGCCTGACTCTGTAATTTCAGAGAAACCCCAAGCAGATCGGCTCAAAGAATCAATTGCGGTTTTGAAGAAACTCACAGTTGATTTAGGTATTCCATATGTATCCCCCGAGGTCCAAGAACTCAAAGCACACTTTGATTTGTATATCAAAGACGGGATCTGCTGGAACGGAACTGTCAGTTTTGCCGCTTACGGTCGGATCGCTACGGTAAATCTACCTCGTGGATCAAAAAAACCTATTGAAGTAACATTGAAACAATTGCGAATACCTAAGTAATGACGTACGGCTGCGGGTTCATGACCTTGGTTGGCTCACCCTCCATCACCTCAATAGTAAACTCTGTCATATTTGCGTCGGCTGCCTTCAGTGCCGCAGTGACCTTATGCTTATAAGCAATCATAACTTCAAATGCATCGCTAACCGAATAGTGGATGTCATTGCCTGCGTGAAACTCGTTCACTAGCATACCTAGAATATAGACGTTCTTGTCGTAAAAGTAAAGGTCTAGATCGTGCTTGGCAAGATGGTCCCGTAGTACATTATAGCGGGGCTGGGCATCTTCCATAGGCTGTCGGTAGCCAAACATCGTAAAGGCGGTCTTTAGGCTAATTGGATATCCGATGTACATTGTGTTGTTACAAATTGATAATACATTTGATTTATTGTCAATTTTTTTGTAGTTAGTGTTTAGTTACTGAATAACATACCACCGCGCCCACCATATACCTTAAAAATATTCCATATTGTCACGTACGCATAAACATTTAAATTTGGCGGTGCGCCACCGCCTCTTGCCTTATTGAGTGTTAAATACAGTTCTTTACGAGCAATTTTATCCCAATTTGCTACACCTTTCGGTACGTACTCTAACCGGTCGTTCTTTTGACCGAACGCGTAGGCGTAAATATAACGATCTATACACGCCGATTTTACAAAATACTGCGACGGAACAACGGAACGGAAGAAACTACCACCATCGTGAACGAAACGCTCATACGAATTATAATGTAGCGCGGCGCCGGCTAAGGGCTCAGAATACGCATTATAGAATCCAGGTTGAATTTGCCAGTTGGTGTCCTTTGTTGGCAAAAGAATGGCATTCGGCCACCACGGAATCGTACACGGATTGGT